AGTAATCTTCCATGGCCTGACTCCATTCTTTCCAGTCAGTATCTTTAGCAAAGTTTCCTTTGTATTCTCCTACTCTGTATCCCCAACTCTCTAAAGAATGGCGGCCATATAGTTGGAGTGGCATACTATCTTTATTAGTCTTCTTGTCTACCTCCATCATGTTCGGTAGGAAAAGGCGACTAAGAAGCAAAGTGTCGATAACATCATCGGGAGGACAAAACCAACCGTAGATTTTCCTAATAGCAGGAATATCAAAGTTAATAATGCCATGACCAACAATCCTATCCGCATCTTCCAATCTTTGGATGCCACGGATGATAGGTTCTTTAGCGCCTGTATCATTATAAGAAAGAATAGTGTTTGTTTCTGTGTCGAAAATTGATATGCAATGTAGTTGGGTTAGATCTTGTAGCAACCCATCAGTTTCTATATCAAATACTAGTGTCACTTACCATTCCAGTTGAATGTTTTATCTACAAATTGTGCCTTTTGAATAGCAGCTTTAGTAGGTGGATTAGGTTTGTTTAATTTGTCCACGTGTTCGTACCAAGGGTGTTTAAAAATCTGATGCTGGATCGAATTCGGGTTTAATTTCATTCTCTGTAAATCTACAAGTTTCTAGGTTGTAATCTAAGTAACAGGCAATACCAGTTTCGCCGCTATAGCGATTCTTGAGGATTCGCACAGTTGTTTGACTGTTTCCATCTCCGCTCTGCTGATCTCTTTCAAGTGCGATAACTTGGTCAGATAACTGTGCAATAGCTGCACTTCCTCTAAGTTGTCCAAGTGTAACTCTTGCTCCTTCTTCATGATTCTGATCATTTTGTGTTCTTCTAAGGTGGCTAACAAGAAATAGGTGTATGCCACAACGTTCAACCAGTGAACGTAGGCGGGTCATAGTGATATCTAACATCCTTCTTTCGTCTCCATCTAATCCACTCATTAGAATGGATAAGTGATCAAGAAAGATAATTCTACAGTCTAATCCTAACGCTAAATATTCTATCCTGTTATATATGATGTCAGGGTCGAAGCTACCAAAACCGTCAAAGAGGTATAGGTTCCATCTATCCAGGCTGGCGTCATATGCTTCAGTAAGTTTACGAACATCGTGATCTCCTAAGTTTAAATTAGTGCCTAAAGCACTGCTCATTAATCCGAGTGCTGTTCTTCTATTACTTTCCTCAAGTGCCACGTACCCAACCCTTTCTCCTTGGTCGAGAAGGTGAGTACATAACTCACGACAGAAGCTGGATTTTCCAATACCACTCCCTGAAGTAATTGTTGTAAGCTCAGAATATCGGATCCCATGTAGCTTTTTTTGGAGTCCAATGTACGGATAATCATATTCACATGGTGGGTCTGGTGTACATACAACACTAAGTAGTGCTTTGCTATCTATAATCCCATCTGGGCGGTACGTTGCTGCACCGTAAATAGCATCTCTGATTTCTTTTGGCTTGCCAGCTTGTAGTGCATCGGAAGCGTCCTTGAACGATGCCATCCGCGCCACCGTGACCTTGCCTGGTGGAAGGACGCTTGCCGCCTTCTCCGTCGCCTCACGGCCTGCTGGGTCATTGTCGAAGAACAAACAAATCTCAGACGCGCTCTGTAGCCATTCAAGATTGTGCTGAATACTTTTCTTTGCTCCAGCGGCACCAAGTGGGAGTGATACCACTGCTTGATCGGTCCCGATGGCTTCCGCCACGGATGCAGCATCAAGTTCGCCTTCAGTAATGACAATTCTTGTCCCAGCTGGTCTAAAATTATGCTGTCCAAAAAAGGTTCCAGGCGTCTCGCCTTCATAACTAAAATCCTTCCTTTTATTCCTTACCTTTTTTCCTTTAAGTACTCCGTCGCTACTGTAATAAGGGAACTGTAACAGTTCACCATCTCGGTAGATTTTGTAGAACTCGCAGGTGTGTTGAGACAATCCTCGTTTGTTGAGTCGGACTGCTGATCCTTGTAAATTGACATTGGACATTTTATGAATGTGAACGGTGGGTTGCTCTCCATTACGTGTTGAATGTTGACAGGAGAAACAGTAAGTTGAACCATCTTCATAGACGGCTTTTGCATCGCTAGATCCGCATTCTTCACACGGATCATGGCGAATGAATTCAGACTTATTAGATAAGCCAGTCGATTGGGATTTCATGGTATGAAGTCCAAGGTATGTCATTCTTTTCACAGAATTGCGCGTAAGTAGTCTTTGACTTCTTACTAATTGTGTTATAGGGAGATTGGAATACCATCCTTATATCTAAGTCTGGATTCTGTTCTTTAACGGCTTTCATCTTCCGTCTGTCGTCCTTATCCCAATATCCCTTTGTCTCTAAGATAACTCCGTTAGGTAATATAAAATCTGGCTTGTAGTAGTGTTGTATTTGATAAGCAAGTTTATGTGTTTCATATTCAAAACTAACACCAAGCTCAGAGAGAAGATCAGCGACCTTCTCTTCTAAACCTGATCTATATGCCATCAGAAGTCGTCTTCCTCGTCAACCTCTTCTGAAGGTGTAACGTTAGGTTCCATGACCTTATATCCCTTAGTAGTACCGAACAACTCGGCTACATCAGCTAGATCAAGATCTCCTGTATCAACTCCAGCTTCACTGCTTACAGTGACAACCTGAATACCTACTAGCTTTAAGCTTGTACCGTAGGTGACCTTATCTGGAAGCACATAAGGTTTCTGATAAAACCCTAGCTTTACAGTAGATCCTGAATACAAAGGAGTTCTTACATCTGTCATAGGTGTACCTTCAGTATCTACAATTGGTGGTTTAGTTTCTTCCTTCCAATTGAATTTAATTTTATACTTACCTTCAGACACCTCTTCCCAAGGTGGAAGCTTCAATGAACTGCGTTTTGGATTCTTTAGTTTTGATTCAGCCCATTTAAGAACTTCAGTACGTTCTTTCTCTAGCATGTCTACAGTAGCTTGATCAACTACTGTTGCTAGACAATAACCATACTCACTAGGTTTAAATACAGCTTGAAAGCCTTCTAGTGTTACTGGTGTGTCTGTTTTGTGAATTGTTTTCGGCATTACGAAAAGAAATAAGTGGATTCAATTACTGACTCTGGATTCAGATCTCCAATAATTGGTGGTTCCGTTTCAGCTCCTATGTGTTGAGCAAACGTTTTTAAGTAATCATTATCAGCAAACATATGCATGTATGTCTCTCTAACTACACTTGATAGTTCAGACATATCTGTTGCACGACATAGTACTGAGTCATGAATTGTTGCTATTGGACTATTGAACCTAAGTAAACTTAACTGTAAAAGACAAGCATCTAGTGAATGAATAAGATTAGGTGCAGTAGCTGCCTTATGGCGGCTCTTATCTACTTGATCAGTTTCACCGTTAGCGATAGACATTTGACACCTACCGAGTAGCTGTAGGTCTATACGTTCAACCTTATGCTTCATAAGCTTTTGCTTAACACAGAATCCAGAAGGTGTTACCCAATCGAATTCAGTTAAACCTCTCTTTAAAGCATTAGTGATCTCGTCTTCTATCCATTTCATTACTGCCATAGGTCCAGGGAAAGTTATCTTCATAGCTTCCCTTACTGCCTTAACAGTTTCATTCAAATCTTCTTTACTTAGTTCAACTCCTTTCTCTTTTAAAGCATCTCTTATGTACTGTCTATTAGAGAAAGGTTTAGCATTATAAACGATGGTCATCACTGACCTTTTGGTCACCTTTCTGTCCATATAAGGTTTAACCGAATCTGGACAGTTAGGTTTAGCAGCTTCTGCGACTGACGCATAAGCATCCTGAGGCTTATCAGAATCAATGACATTACATAACCTAGCTGTACTAGCATCTCTGCACAGTCCACTTAGTATCTGTAAGCCTGACGCTGTGGCGTCTACAGCCACCATCAGTCCTGTAAATTGTCTATCAGCTATCATTACACAGTGATAGAATTCATCACAAGCTGCTAAGAATTGCCAAGGTTCTTCAGCTACTTCCCAATCAGATAAGTTACCAATAGGGTCTAAGGCTACACGGGATATGAATGTGAAGTTATCCTTAGTCCACTGGATTCTTTCATTGAGTGGTAGCTTATCGTTCCCATACGTTGTGCTGACTTGGAAGGCTAACCAATCTTCAGCTTCTGGTGTCATATAAGATTCTTCTTTGAACCTTATTAGTGACTTACCAAAGTCTGTATCTTGAGGTGTTAATAGAGAGGGGATAGGATAAGCTCTTGATCTGTAGTCAAGTGACCACGGAAGGAAGAATTGTTCCCTATCTTTAAACCTCTCTACTGCCTCCATGGTGAGCCTTGTACGGCATGAACGACGGAAGGCACTCGCGTTCTCGTTCAACAC